GTCCGGTCGTCTCCGGGGTATATTTGAAGATTTTGTTTTTCCATTTCCAGTAGTAGGCGTCAAGCTGAAGCTCATAGTCGTATGCCCCGGTTTTACGGTTGTACTTGGGTTTGTACAGATCGCATAGTTCGAACCGTCCGAAACGTGTGTCCTCCGTCCAGTCGCCCAGTTTGAAAAAGACAGGAGATTTCAGAGAGAACTTCAAAAGTATAAAGTCCTCCTTCATCAAAGTGAACTTACGTTTGCTGCTTTTTCTGACAACATCCTGATAACATGGTGTACCAGCTGAATTTCTGATCTCAATTTTCATACAATATCTTTCCTGTCGCCCGGATTGGGTTCTTTGAGTTTGACCATAAACTTACCCCGGCATTTTCCGTAACTTCCATACTTGCCGCAAGACAGATAGTACAGATTGTAAATCTTTCCCAGTGCCGGGATTTTCAGTGCAATTTTACCCTTTACCAGTTCGGATACAAAGGACGAATATTTATCCAGATAGTCACTTTGCGAGTTTCCCGTAATAAAAAAAGGCAGGGTGAGCTCCCTAGAATCCATCTTGCAGATCTCAGGCGATGAAGTAATCTGTATGCCATGTTCCAACCTGCTGTCATTTTCGATATAGTCCTTCACAGGAGGGGGTGTCAGTATAGCCTCCAAAGCTCCGTCCATCAATTCCGCACCCCATGTACTCCAGATATTCCTGCCATTAATAAAAGCATTCCTCTCCATAATCACATTCCTTTTGTGTTTTTTTCTATCTCGGCAAGAGTGTCGTCCATGCCGCTCAATATGCCGGTATATTTTTCAATTTTCTCCAAATGATCGTTGCATTCATGCAATACATCGCGCATTTCCGTGACACACACCGAATGAGCAGCAAGTTCCTTTGCCATATTCAATGCTGCCGTGGAAATAATAAGCATATTCGCATTCATTTCCGTTCCTTTGGTTCCCAAACGTACATTAGACTCATACATGGCTGTCAGCCGTCCGCTGATCTCCTCACCTGTTTCCTGGCTCATGGTGGTGGAATATCCTTTGGAAGAGGATTGGGAATAAGAGTCCCCGGATGCGTCCCATCCGAAGATATCCGCCAGACTGTCTCTCTCGGCCAGCACTGCTTCAGACAACTGTTCTTGCATCTCACGCAATGCATCAACCTCATCTTTCGTATAACCATCCTCACCATATTCTGCCCAGGTTTCATATAGTTTTCTGACCTGTTCCTTGTACTTGTCGGCCATCATGGCTCTGATAATGGATTTGCGGAGCTGTTCCTCCAGATTCTCGGCCAGTTCTTCATTTCCGTTCTCCAGATCGGATATCATCTCCCAGTAAGAATCCTCAAAACTGTCAAAGGATATACCGGTAACCTGTTCCTTCACCGCCTCCAGTATTTCCTTTTCCGTTTCGCCATATTTGATGATATTTTCCAGATGGTTCCTGAACTCTCCGTCCATAACAGACCAGAGGCCGGCATAATTCTCCCTGATGGACTGCAAGACTTCCGGGGACATATTGATCATATCTTTCATCTCGTTGAACGTCACACCGTACTCCCTGGATATCTCCCCAGCGACATCACGCCAGTTCTGTCCTTCCCATTTGTAGGAGCCTTTCCACATCCTGTAGCCCTGGCTGTGACTTCCGATACTGCTGCCGGCACTCAGACGTGCCTCGGCAAGTTTCTTTTGTACATCCAGCTCGTTTTTTGCAATATTCAGAGCTTCCTCTCCGGCTTTGGATGCTTCTGCACCGTAACTTTCATTTATATATGCCTTTTTTTTGTCAAGCAGCTCGTCCCAGATATCCAGTAGATTATCATACTGCGCCACCATCTCATTATAACCGGAATAATCAGCGCCATGGAAAATACCACCGGCCCCCTTGATCCCAAAAATGGACCCCACCGTATCGAAAATTCCTCCTACGGCATTGCTCACAGTTTCCAGTATATTTCCCACGAATTTGTCAAGCCCCTGGTCACCGATTTGGTCAAGTATGGCCAGGATGGCAGCAATAATCCCGCCTATCTTCGATCCGGATTCCGAGAGTACGTCAACCAATGACCCGACACTATCCCCGAATGAGGAAAGACTTACATCCGCTTCCCCGAGCTGTGCAATGGCATTGGTGACTCCGGTTATATTGTCTATAGCCTTCTTTGATGACTTGTCCACATTCGTTTTCGCATTCGTGACATTCTGGGATGCTGTATTAAGCTTTTTCTTCGCCACCTCCTGCTCGGCATGTGTTCCACTTTCCAAGGACATATTATATTCATCCTGAGCCTTGGTCAGTTCCTCCTGAGCTTTTCTCAGATTGTCCAACTGGTCTGGAAGATCACCAAGCAGTCCGCCTTTGTCAATAATGGCGGATTGTATCCCGTCTAAAGCTTCGTCAACAACCTTTTTTTGCTCTACAGCCATATTCTTATACTCATCGGATTCACGGAACAGTTTCAACTGTGCCCTAACTTTGTCAAGCTCTTTTTTAGACACCTTACTTAAATCCCCGAATATCAACTCCCAATTGATCTCCTGCTTCAACTTCTCAACATCCAGGGCCGACAGAGCTTCCTCAAACTCCTTTTGCAGGGATGCGATCCTGCCTGCATCAGACTCACTATCCATCAAATTCCTGTATTTGCGCGTCAACGCCTCCTTTTTCCCTTGGAAGGTGCCGTATTTGATCAGATATTCGTCCCATGCACTTTCCTGCTCACGCAAACCCTCTTTCCTCTGACGTCTGGTGGTGTTGCTGATGATCGTGTCAAATGCCGACGTATCCACGGACACCGAGTACGAGTCAAAGGATTTTTTCACATAACGCTTGTTCTTTTTCGCCTTCAGTTCCTCCTCGGCCTCGAACTTTTCTTTCTCAAATCGGATTACAGCCTGGATATAGTCATCCTTCTGCCGCCGCAGAAGCGATATCTCCCTGCGGTTGTCAAGTTCCCGCTGTGCCAGTTCCTTTTCAGCCCCGGCCTCCATAGCATCAATACGGGTTTGGGCTATCCGGTATTCCAGTTCCTCCTCCTGACGCTGACGCTCCTGCAAATGTTTCTTCTGCAAGTCCTCCAGTTTCACACTCTGCGCATTAACCGCATTGGCTTTCTGAGGATCCACCTGGATATCCGTCTTGCCGGAAAGAATGGTGCGGGCCATGTCCCTGTACTCGCTGTCCGCATTTTTTTCGTCTGCAAGCCATGTTTCCAGCTGTTTCTTGTTCATCTTGATGAACTCATCCCGCATCTTGATCCTCTTCTCGTTGTCCTCCAGGGACTTCTCCAGACTCTCACCCCGCAGTTCCCGGATTCGGAGCTCGGCACCCTTGATCATGTCGCCATACTTCCTGACATCATCATCAATACGTGCCAGTGTGCCCGGAGTATTATCGAACCAGGAGGTGGAATATCCGGTATTGCTCATGGAAGAAGTCACATACACCCCTCCGGCCTGCTGCGCCTTCAGCGCGTTCTGGTATTTCTTCCTGTATTCCTCCAGATTATTCTCCTCTTCCTTGATGGCTTCCCGGTTCATATATTCCAACAGTACCTTCTGCTGCCGCACGAACTCCCTGGCTTTGCCGCTGGAAATATCCAGTGCCTGTCCATATTCCCCCACTTTGGTTATCACTCCGGGAATATTGTCCGTGATTTTGGTGATGATGGAATTAAGTTCGGCCTGCTCATCCGAGGATAGTCTGGTCTTGGTCTTCAGCTCATCATACCGGTCCAGCAACGGCATATACTCGGAATAAAGGTTTATAACCCGTTCCTTCTGTTCATAAAACTTTTCATTGGCGGTGGATACTGTTGTATTGACAGTTTCAGCCATTCTGTTTTTCAAGCTGATCCATAAATCTCCAAGCCAGGACAACCGTCTTCCTAGTTTCAATTTGGCATTTTCCAACCTTGCATCAGCCTGAGCAGCCTTGTCAGATGCGGATACATACAATCCGGATTGTGTTAGCTGGCGGTCTATGATATTGGACACCCCTTTCATGAAATCACCAGTTTTGGCAACCTCCTCATTGATTTCTGCGGCGGAAAGTCCCAGGTTGTCCAGTATAAGAAGCGACTTGCGCCCCAGACCGGTCACAATAGAGTCTGTCATATATTCCACACTTTGGCCGGTCTGCTGCGCCTTCAACTGGGCGAATGCCAGATATTTTCCCATATCATCAACCGGGATCCGGAAATCCTTTGCCTTGACCGTTGCTTTCATCAGCTCAAGATCCGACAAGGTTTCCTTAGTGGCAGTACGAAGGTTTGCAAGAAGATCAGGGCGGTCCAACTTCTCAAATGCATGAAGAACTCCGTCAGCCTGAATGGCCACCTCCACACTTTCCCTGACAAATTCCTTTGCTTTGGACATGCCGTTTTTGAAAAAATCAAGGGCAGCCGCTCCGGCGGACGCAAAAAATCCCACCACCATAGCTTTCATATTCCCCAGTTTCAGGAATGACCCGGAAGTTTCATTGGTTCCGCCACGCAGACGGGCCATCGCCTCTCGTGTTTCCTCCAGCTGCTTTTCCAAACGGGCATATTCTTCCGGATGAAGGGACTTGACAGTATTGTCCAGCTGTTTTTGAAGCCCGCGGGCCTCTTTGGCCAGTTCCGCATAAGTTTTCTCGGTGCTCTTCATGGAGGAGCGAAGAATCTTCACTTTCGTATTATTATCGGATATGGCTTTGGAATTGGAATTCAGCTCTGCCTCCAGACGTTTGTACTCATCGCTGCCTTTCTTGCCGGAGGCTACCAGTTCTGTCATCGAATTGCGCAAACCATCATTCGTCCGTTGCAGCTCACGGGAGGACGCGTTTAGACGGTTCAGTTCCTCACGGGCCTCACTGGTATTCAGGGAGAGGGTGAACTTTATATAATCATCTTTCAGTTTCTTGTTCATACGGTTACTTTTCAGCAAAACTAGTAACCGGCAAGGAAGGGGCAAAGGACGGGAGAAACATGAGAAGCCCCGCATGTCCATGGACAACGGGGCAAAATATCAATGAGGACGGTATCCGGGACGATGCGCACTGTCATTCCCGTCCGGCCAGGGAAACAACTTCTCCAGCCGGTTGCGGATCTCCTTGCGGAGTGAATCGGACATGCCCGCTCTCAGATCAGGCAATGCGTTGTTGTACACTATCCCCCATATCTGACGGTTATAGATACGGAGATCGCGTTTCTCCCGCATGTCAAGAAAACGTATATAAAGAGGGTAGCCCGTTTCCAGCATTATCGGATCCACCCCCGTTATCTGGAACTCGGCCGCCGCAAGACGGTCACGCAGATGACCTGTACGGCCGGGCACAATTTTATCCGGGCGGAATCTCACCTTAAGTTGTCTTCCTTCCCGGTAAATACCTCTTTCCGCAATATCCAACTGCCGTTGATAAATGGTCTTGAAGTCACGGGACAGGGTTCTTTTGAAGAACTCCTCCCTCACAGGGTTCCATCCGTCACTCATTCCGTACCAAGTTTAAACGACACACTCCAACCGCTGTAATCCGTATAGAATCCTGTTTCCGGGGTAGTGGTCATCCGGTCAAGATTACGCATAAGACAGCACCCCCTGTTCCTGTCACCACGCATCACATTCTTGATGCTCTCGACAAGGGGCTGTGTATCTTCCAGCACCCGAACCGGACCACGGCGCTGCATATCCATACGGTCCATCAGAAATATAAGGCACAAGTTATCCTCCTCCACATTGTCCGGATCCGTACCTGTCTCCTGTGCGGACGGTACGACCACGAACAGAACCGGAAGCTCGTCAGAACTGATACTTTTCAGACAGTCGCTCATGTCCTGGTCCACATTCACTACTCTGACGGAATGTATGCCTGGTACACGCCGCATGACATTCTCATAATACTCACGATAGGTTTTCAAACTGATCATAGGCTCTATCTTTTGGAATGTAATTTCTCAAACTTCTTTCTGTAAAGGAAAATAAGGATATCCCAGAACGGTGTCGCCCTCACCTCTGCATAGTTCCCGAATGCCCCGTTCTCAGCGATATCCATTCCAATGCCCGTCCAGCCGGTATGGTCATCCGCTTCCGGCTTCTCATCTTTTCGGAAAAGAATCCGCAAGTCAACCGTTTCACCGTCAATTTCCAAAGGCTCCTCCCGGATGATGGCGAACACATTCATAAAAAACAGATAAGCATGAAGGCAGAGCAGAATTGGCGGTTCCGCACCTTCCCTTCCCGTATAAAGAGCTTTTCCGAACTCCCGTAATATCATGTCCCTGTCGCCGCCACCCTCATCACCCATCCGTCTTACCAGTGCCATGCACTTGCAGAAGGTGTCAAACGATACCCCGTTGAGCATGTCTTCCGGTCCGTGAAAGCCGTTCCATTCCGGAAGGAGGTTGATTCCGGTACTCAGGTCCAGCCGGAAAGATTTTCCCTCACGAATAACGAACGGATCCGTCAGGGACAACAGTGCCAGCGTTTCCTTCCATGTGGATGGAGGAAGATGCCCCATATCAACTGGGAGTGCCAGAAAAAGAGACAGAATTTTCAAACGTATCCCGGGTTCCGACAATATATGCTGGTTAGCCATGGTGGCGATCTCCAGATAACGGTAATACTGGGCAGGTGTCAGTTCCTCAAGCGTTTCCGGCACACTCACTTGTCTGTTCTGATAATATATTACACGCATAAAAATCAAAAGGTTATCCCCTTGCTTTGAAGCGTGGGGCCTGAAACATAGAAATCAACCTCCTCAGGCGCGGCGTCCAAAGCCGCCACCGTATCCTGCAATTCCTGAAGATACCGGTCGGCATCGGCCTGAAGACTGTCCGCCACACTTTTCCGCGCCTCTTTCTCTGCCCGTAACTTTTCCTTTACAGTTCCGGTCTGCTGCACCTGTACGATACCTTCCGGAATAACCTCTACAGGCAGGCGATCAACCGCTTTCTTGATGGCCAACAGTGCCAGAGGTCGCTGGCATTCCTCCAAAAGAGTGTCACATACGTTCGGATCCCTTCTGACAAGCCAATCAAACCGCTCTTTTCCGACAACAGGCAGAATGTCTGTACGCTGTATTTCACGCAGGATGGGAACCAGTATGAGAAATAGACGGTGGCTGCCGATATGATAGAACTCGTCAAACTCGTCCTTGGTACGGATGAGCAATCCGTCCATCTGTCTTTTAGCCAGGCTTTTTTCCCAGAAGTCAAACTGCTTCTCCTCCAAGAATCCTACCAGAGCATCCACCGACTCATACGCCAGATTAAGTATGTTCATTTCATCCTTATATTCCTGAAGGGCAGTCAGCCCCTTCTCATTCTCTCCCAGTTTCCTCTGCCTTCCGCTACCGCCATGCTGTGCATCCAACGTGGGAACAACCTTTACCCATGCGAAATATGCCACGGCACGCTGCGCCATGAATACAAGTTCCTCTTTCTCTGGATCCAGGTCTTCATCCCAATAAAGGGCGACTATCGCCGAAAGCACGTCCGCCCCGATAATACAGGTCAGCTGGCGTGCGGCCAAAGGCAGTACCGGCTTCCACTTGGAATAGTCCAGGCTGTCGGAAATCATTCCCAGCGCCGCAACAAGCTCCTGGCGCCCTTCTCCGTTTCTGTCGAATATCATTTTCATAACTTATATATTTTCTTTCATACGGTTTCCCGGCGACACGTTCTCTTCCTGACTCACCACATGCCTGTACAGTCCGATACGTATATCTGTTCCCGGCCAGTTAGCATTGATATACTCCTGCACCGGCTTGCAGAGTATCATGTCCGGAATAGCCGTTTCAGACGCATTGTAGACCTTGATGGAATACAGTTTCTCGCTTCCACTGCTCAGTTTGTTTTCCAAAATGAGGTTCGCCAGCACCGGATCAATTCCGAACCCGGAGGTGGCAGCAGCGTCAGCCTTGTTGCTGATTCTGATCTGTGCCTCGATGTAATCCTTCACCTTCTTATCAATAGGAGTCACCTTCCATCCCTCAAAATCGTTGGCTTCATCGCTCCAGAACCGGGTGGTGTGCATATATTTTCCCACATTCTTCATCCCGGTAATACCTCCGGCAAATTTCTCCATGCATTCATCCTTGTAATCCTCCAGCATCTTGGCCGTATAGGTTTCCCCACGCTTGCGGCATACGGATTTCAAACGTTCCTCCACCTTGTCCCAATACCCTTGTGGAGATTCTATATGCAGACTGAGCGCACTGGAATTCAGATTATAGTTATGCAGTAATGGTGCCAAGGTACCGGCTATTTCCAGCCAGTCAAAGGCTCCCAGAAAACGCGGGGTACTAACAAAATCCTTACAGAAGGAATAGATGTTGTAATATCTGGCCGACACCGGATATCGGAAAGGCTCTGCCGGATCAAACATGGGATACCTCTCCATATATTCAGGATCCGGGAAAGGGAAATCTCCCACGACAATGCCTTCCGGATCATTTTTCCCAGGGGGAGGGTACAACAGTCTGGCACGCTGGTAAGGGATATGCTCCAACCTTAGTAGCTTCCCCCGCCCGCCAATACGGGGCGCACGGTTGCGGACAAACTTGATAAAGAAGCCCTGCATGTGGGTGAGATCAACCAGACAACGGTGCATACAAATCCGATAATCCCAGGAAGACATGTCCGACTCAATATCAGGTGCAAGCACCCATTTTTTGTAGAAACGGTTGTCCGTATCATCAATTGCATCCTCATAGAACCGGGGACCGTCCCCCCATTGCAGACCGGCAATCTTGCCAAGAATGCCCTCGCCGGCATAGAACCGGTCAAGCAGGCGCATGACCTCTCCGGGCATGTCATTGTTATCCCCCATCGGAACGATATCATATCCGGCCACACTCATTTTCCTCGTGAAACAGGTGTTACGGTTATGGTTCAGCATGATACTGGAAGGTTCCCATCCCTTACCACGTCCTGAAATGTCAAAGGAATAAAGCGATCCATTGCCGGGGTCCACAAAGCCGAAATTTCCGCTACGTCTTACCTCCATATTACAAAACTGTTTTCTGTCCGTTAAATTCCACTACCAGAATCTGCCAGCAGTTCAATGCGTTGCCTGTTTCCGTATCGACAAGAAACAGTTTATGACTGGCATTCTCTATTTTTTCATCAGAAGCCTTGGAACGAAGCTTGGCCGCTTTCAAAAACACCAGATCACCGCCAGACTGTTTCTGACGGTTGTATTTCCGGAATTTGATACTGAATGTCCCTTCAGCTTTGCTCACCGCTTTCATCTCCTCGACTGCGGTATATAAATTAATTTGTCCCATATTCGCTATTTTTCAAGCAAATATGGGACAAATGCAATATGGGATAAAGGACAGGACTACTTGCTTTGTGGATGCAATTTCTCTATCAGTCCTGCATAGAACCGAAAGAATTGCACCAAATCCAGATTTCTTTTCAAATTGTCCGGTTCCATCAACTCAAAGTCATCCAACAGAATATCCGTCAATTTCTCCGTATGCTCCCGAAAGGAACCGGGCTCATGATCCTGTATATTAGCCAGCGCATCTATCACTTGATCTGTTATGACAGCATTCGGGTTAAATCCTTCTTCTTTCATTTCAGGCCTCTTTCCAATATTTTAGGGTTTGTAGATTCACAGAAACGGAACTCGCCGCGTACTGGATAAATATGAACTATGAAGACAGTATTATACGGATTCTTATCGGGATAGACCTCAATATGTATATCATTGTTTCTGGAAACATCCACACGAAGCGGTTTGGTTCTTGGAAACTCTTCATCCAACATGGACGCTTTGGCACGAATACTCTCAATAAAGGCATCACGTGACAGTTCATCAGGAATCAATACATGAGTGAAAGTGGAAATCCACTGGTTCATAGCCCTGCCTTTATTGTTGACAGACAGGTAAGTTTTGGGCTCATCAATAAAGAATTTCATTTCAGCCCTCCTTTCTTGCAAAGATGTAACGACACAACAAACCAAGCCAGGCAAAGCAATGCAGGAACAGCCGACACAAAACCGGCACATACCAATGCAGAAAAAGCCAAGGAAGCATGAGCCATAAGGCACACCTGACGGTTGGTAACTACGGATTCAAGAACACACGAGAACAGTTGATTCTCCTTTTCACACCACACACTGAACGTGGATTTTTTTGCCTCTAATACAGGCAAAGTAGCTGTTTGATTTTTCATTTTGGAAGTCATTTAAAATGAAACAATATGTTGATTATTACGGGAAGGGAACAAAAAAAGTTCCGCTCCCCGTTGACTTCCACCTTGAACAGGCAGTGGGCGCATTAACGCTCCACACGGGACGGAACTATATGATAATCCATGGGCATAAAAAATGCCAACGGCTATGTTGGCGGTACTGTCCGCCTGTTCAAAATGGAAGTCATTGCAAAGATGGGGATTATTTTTTAATCCACAAACTTTTTGGTAACTTTTTGGAGAATAAATACCTAAATAGTTGAATAAAAACTTGTTTCATTGAAAAGTATATCATTATTTTACGATCTACTTTTAAAACATCAATATTATGGTATCATTAACTAGAACATTTCACCCCATAGGATTTGGAGCATTCTATACTGAATGTCATAAAACAATTGATAAAGAAATAAATATAGTATATGATTGTGGAACAATAACAAAAGATGTAAATTTAAAAAACTATATAGAAAATCTCTATGCAAAAGATAGCACTATTGATATTCTATTTATTTCCCATTTCCATGCTGACCACATAAATGGTATACCTTACCTTAAAGAACGTTGTAAAATAAAAAAAGTTATTATACCATATATACCTGAAATAGACAGACTTTTATTCGTTTATATCAACAAACTAAATGATTTTTCTCAACTAATTATTAACACTGAAGAATATTTCGGAAAAGAGACTGAAGTTATTAGAATCAAACCGGAACAAGAAGATGAATTAAACAATAGCTTTCAAAGTGATTCTGTCAACCATGAAAAAAAAAATACCAATATTCCAAGTGGTACCCCTATTAATATACCATTAACAACATCTCACACAAATTCACAATGGTACTTTATCCCATTCAATTTTGATTATACAAAAAATATAACAAATTTAAAAACAATACTACAATGCAATGGCCTAGAATATAATAATTTAAATGAAGAGAATTACATTATAGACAATTTTCAGACTATATCTAAAACGTATCGCGATACGTTAAAAAGTAATACAAACGACTCATCTATAATTCTTTTTTCTGGTACGACATATAACACGAAACCATCATTATTCTTTATATCTTATTGGAAAAATAAAATTAAAAATGGAAACGTTGATATGTTAAAAAGATACTATTGCTTATCACTTCCTAACTGTATTTACTTTGGGGACGTTTCCTTAAATTCCAAACGTATCTCTTGTTTAAAATCTAAATTAAACAAAATCGATCAAACTTTTTGGAAAACAATCCAAACAATTCAAATACCACATCATGGTTCTAAAAACAACTTTAATTCTGCTATATTAACTCCCTATTTGACATGTATCATTTCATGTGATTTCATCCATTTCAAATCTCCATCGTGTTCTGTTATACATGATATTTTAAAATCAGGTTCTTTGCTAAAGGTTGTAACACATCAGAAACACACCCAATTTACCGAACATGCAGTTTATTAAAAAAACGGCCGCCGTTTCCCGAGTTCGCTAAAACAATCAATCCGTAGTCACTCCGTAGAGCAATTAAGTTGATGGGAAAGGCAGCCGTAACTTTTGCACAACAAGTTGTGACTTCTACAATCTCCTATATATCATTTTGCTGACATCAGCAAAATGGATCTGTATGGGTATAAAAAAAGCCCATTAAACTATCATGAGCATTAACCGCGCTCTACGTTCCTGACCAACAGGATTGAATTGTTTTAGCACTGCAAATATGAGAATTATTTTTTTATCCACAAACTTTTTGGGATTTTTTTTGAAGGCGGAGCACTGCCAGTGCCATGAAGGTAAGAGAAGCATGAGCCATAAGGCACATCTGACGGTTAGTAAACTTTCTTCCGAAATGGAAATTCTCTGATTTCAGTCATATAGCTGACCTCTCCACTGCTCTTACGGATAACGATAAATAATTAAGTGATTAAGAAACAACCACAAAAAAGCCCCGAACTTAAATAGTACGAGGCATAAAATTTTAAATGTCATTCATTTATAGGTACATAAAATGTCGTTTTTGACGGAGTATAGATACCACAAGTAATAACCTCCAAAAAACCATTTAAAAAAGTATGGTGGTTTTTGATTGCATACTTCTGACGATCCCCAACATATTGCTTGATATCTTTCTTGTTTGATGCTGGTGATATCAACCCGAAAAGAAAATGATTGTTTGTCTTTGAGTTCAAAACTCTTTTAGGTTCGTCAACCTCCATGCCACCTACATACAATTGAGAACTATAACATGAAGACAACAATAAAGATAATGTGCTAACTAATACTAAAAGCATTACTTTTTTCATGATTTTGTTTTTTACGAGATTATTATTTAATTGGAACAGCAAATGTAATGATAATATCCAACAACCAGGCATTTACTAATGGATTTTTTTACTAGTTTTGTAACAACTTAAAAAGTAACCATCCATGGAACGATTAAATGACGAACAACTAAATGTACTGGATAAAGAAATTCTGGAGTTCTACTGTCAAGAAGCAGCAAAACGTTTGGAAGACTATATACGGGTGGAATCGACCATAACAGAGCGCTGTTATATCCTGTTCGGCATCTATTATGCCATTATTGCTGCCTCTATGGGATACGTACTCTCAAACTTAGACAAACAAAATGATCTTCCTGTCACGTATGGATGCCTTGCCTTATTCACATTCTCTTTCATATCCTTGATATATGTCACAAAAGCCATGAAGCCACACGATTTCTATGCTAAAGGAAGAGATCCGGAAGAATTCAGAATACCGGAATATGTAAAATATTTCCAAAAATGTCCGAAAGCGGATAAGAAAAAGAATGTATTGGCAGATGAGCTGGTCATGCTTCAAGAGAGCATCAGCAAACAACGTGCATTAAATGAGAAAAGAGCCGGGCAGATAAGCGCATCACTTTCTTTCCTCGCTACCGGCTCCTGTATAACTGCGATCCTTTTCATTATCACTTATATTATTTTGTGGTAAGAGGAATCTGGTCTGCTCCAGTGGATGTCTTTACTACCGGAATAGGAGGAGGAGCTGGCTTATTTGGTTTACTTTTGCCCATAATATAAAATGGCGAATCCTCATCCAATGCGTGCCGACCGGTGATAAATCCGGAACCCGATTCTACAGGTTACACATCGAATGAGGAGTCATTTTTACAAAAATGTTTTTTATCAAGATTCGGCATCGCAAATATAGGGATAATATTCAACATCCCGAATTTCCTAGCGGATTTTTATTACCTTTGCTGATGCATCAAAAATATGAACCATGACAAAAGAACAGGAAGATATCAAGCAGTTACAAAAAGAGGTAAGCCTTATTTGTATGCACCTTTATCAGATCAAAAAGCTGATAATAAACAGTCTAATATTCCTTTTGCTTGGCCTGATAACAGGACTTCTGTTATAAATGCACATCCTGTTCACAGATTTCAATATCAGGCAGCCAAATCCGAAACATCTTTTTTACCTTGTTTACACAGCATTATATCAGTATAACAGCTACTGTAATTCACACAGGCATTGAATTCCACTTTCACACAATCCTTAAAAGGATTACCGATTGAGGGATTATCCCCAATCCAACTGCATAATTCAAGAATGGAAGATTTATTGGATGTAAAATACACAAACGAATGCTCCTTCAGAACATGCAGGACATTCAGATAATCAGCCAGATGCCAGTACATTTTATATGTTCCGACTTCTGTACTTAAATAAGGGGGATCAACCAGGAAAACCACCCCCGGAACATCCTTGTAACGTTTGAACACTTCCTTATAATCCTCACTGACAATGGTTAGCCCTTCCAGATAATCCTTCGCATCGGAATAGTCAGTCCGGTGGATAGTGTTATAAAACGTTTCTTTCCTCATATTATCCAGATTCAGCACATATTTCATGGAAAACAACAGGGATGACGACAATGTGATATAATCAACGTAGCCATGTTCCTTTTCCTCCTTTTCAATACGAGCCAATATTCTTTCACGGGCTTCACCGGTTATACGTTTTTTTCTGGGGAGTTCCGCTGTTATCCTTCGCAAATCTGCCAGCAACTGATTGGTATTCGGTATATTGTCAAGCCGTTGCCGGTAGTTGTCGAAATCATTATATACCACAACAGCATCAGGTCTTACCCGTTTGGTAATGTGGGACAGCAGCCCCGATCCGCCAAAAAGATCCACAAAAACGGTACTGTCTGGGAATCGGTCCAATACTTTGATGAATTCTTTGGCAAACATACGTTTCTGCCCCACAAACGGAAGCGGGGCAGACAGATACATATTTCTCATGTTACTTTCCATTTAAAAAAAACGCCGCAAAGATCTTCTGAATTTATGAGAAACAGGCAGGATCAGGAGCGTTACCCACTGCACGACACATGCAGCAGATCAGACATTCAGTTCGAAACGGACAGTCTCGTCACCGGCAAGCAGTGCACGGGTACCTGGGATATTGTTCTCGTAAATATGTACATTTCCCAGGTAGAGGGTGATCGACTTCAGGGGAAGTTCTATCTGCCGTGCCATCAGGTACAGATGATAAATGTCAGCAGGCAATCCGAGATTTGCATCACTGCTGCGCTGGTATGCGGACAACACCAGTTCTCCATTGTCAATCTGAAACTGCACCAAGCTCAGGCAGGGCGTCTGGTTGCTTTCCACACCGGTCTCACCTAGGAAAAGCACATAATTCTTACTGTTACGTTTCTCCCTGTTGATTTTGTCTATGAGTGGCGGCAGCTTCTCAAAATAGGTGGGATAAGAGTTCACAAGAATGGATCCGCAATAATCCCACCAGTTGATACCTGCTTCGCGGTATTTTTCCACCTGGCGCTCACCCTGCATAAACAAATGCAGTTCATTACGAAGCTTCTTGCGGGCAATATGATGCCCTTCAAAGATGTCCAACAGATCCGCTGGTGTAAGTACCAGAACCTCATTCAGAAGGTACTGTATGTTCCCCTTCCTGTTTGATTGCGTTTTTCCTGTGGCAAGTATCTTGTCCAGCACCTGATAATACTTGTTCATAGCCATTCCTCCTTATAAAAATGAAACATCCTAAAGATAGGAGAAACAGCACAGTCCGCCTGATAAAACGGTCCGCTCATACTGCAAACGTCTTACAGTCACTCCGAAACCGCTTAATCAGGGCATAAATCGTTCTCTCACTGACCGAATATTTTTCAGAAAGCACGGCAACGACATAGGATACTTTCTCCCCTTGACTTGTCCGGTACATGTATTCCGAATACAAATCCACATATTGGACATCCTCCAGACGGACACCCGCCTCCTGCAACTTTTTCAGCAGCTCGCGATTAAAGTTTATTATCTCTATCACTTTCATACAATAATATTTGATTATCTTTGCGCCATCTCACTCACATAACATACAAAATGCGGAAAGTCGCAGTAGAGGGTATTCCCCCCGGCTGTGCGACTTTCCGCATCTTTGTGTAAGTATGTGGGTGAGATAACTACTTACAGGCCGGGGGTTCTTTTTCGCCTTCCCCCGCAAGGCATTTCACAAGATCCAGTGAAAAACCAGCCAAAAAATGACTGATTTTCCCCTTATTTTCGTATTTATCATTCAAAATGTGCGTATTTCAGCCTTGAATTTTGCTGTAAGAGCACATAAATATCTAGTTTTCAATAAATAATACCATAAAACCAAAATCTTTAAAACCACGTCTCTTGTTTCCGTGCGGGCCGCTCAGAAGTTCCGGGGCAATTGCCCCGGGCAATTTTCGTGAAATATGACAGAGAAAAACGGCGGGATGCCTGGTACGGACAGAAATCACTCCTCAAAACCGGGAATATAGGGATTTGCATTATTGCCACGGGCAATACGGACAATGCGACGCCAGTTTCTGCGCATCATCAGGTATTTGAAAGCGTCACTGAAATTGGTAGAAAACATGGGAAGTTTCTTCGGGGCAAGCTTTTCACTCTTCTTGATCTTGAACACCACCTTGGTTTCACCCTTATAGCGGATGCCGGCTGGGGCTTTCTCAACGCTGCTGACCATTTCACGGCAATTCACCGCATCAACCAGCAATCGGGGCAATTGCCCATTCTCTCCCTTCATCAACTCCTGCATGAATCCGTATTCCTCCGACTGGGGGATGATGCTCTGTCTGCGGCTCATCAGAATGACGGTCCATCCGGTCCGCCGACCATCGGCATCCTTCTCTATGGCATCCTTTATCTTCCTGGCATAATCCTCCCCCTGTCTTTCAAAATTATTGCCGGCTCGGTCATAATACAACGATAGTTCCTTACATTCATGTGAGGCAAAGAAATCCAAGAACTGGTCAGCCAACTCACGGAACCACCCGGGAGGTATCTCGAAAAAGTTTTTGTGGCATCGGTAATACGCTCCGTCTTCCTGTCCAATCACGAATGAAAGCATGTTGCCGAAGTCCATGCCGCCATCCAAAGGCTCGTCATGCCGCAGATAGCGCAACTCCCGACTATTTTCCGCCGGCTCTCCTCCGGGACTCCCGTCATAATACTTATGCCTTTGCCCGAATAGTACATAGAAACGGACATCACGCCGAAGCCCAGGCCGCATACCCAGCACCGATTTGCAGAACTCATGCAGTTCAAGGGTACCTTGATACAAGTTTCGTATATATTCCGGGGTCAGGATATCAACATTGACCAGGGAGGATGCGTTAAGGAAAAATGTCTGTCCGCGGCGCAATTTGCGCAAGGCCCGGTCATAATAATCTATTTTCCTTTCCAGACGCGCCAGTACGGAGTGACTGGGATTGTCTTTCTTCTGCTCGCGCAGTTGCTTCAACAACAGCCCGTTCCGTTCAAAAGCCGCTTGTACAATCAGAATTATACGGTCTGGATCCATATTGGGTGCATAACGGAAATACCAGTCATATTCCCCCTCGTTGACATCAGGCATATCAGTGGTGATCGTCAGACCAAGAAACAGATGCGATGCCCCGTAAGTGAGAGAATCACCACGCAGAACCGGCATGGCACGGTTCACCTTCTCGTCCTTGTCATATTTTGACTCGTCATAAAACAGATGGACCACCGATTTGCCGGCAAGCAGTGAAGGGTTATCCAGCGAACCCATAAAAACAACACTGCCATTCCAGAAGGAATAGCAGTTCCGGTAATCATTGACAATTATGGAGCATTTCGCCTTCCAGGAGGCCGGTGGTTCCTTCCCGCGGATATAATGTATCCCCTCGTACAGCCCCATCATCTCCCATCCCTTCTGTACGGCAGGCATGATGTTGTCCTTCAGATTGGCATAAGTGTTGGCGACAAAAGCGAGAGGTGCGCCGGGCATTTCCCAGATACACCTGTATGAACGTCTGGACTGTATGACCGTACTCTTGGACATACCACGCCCGGCTATGACAACCAGAATGGTCGTATCCACGAAATCGGTCAGCATCTGGATATTATGGCTGAATTTTACATCCACATCCTCATCACTCGCCATCTTCCTCGCTAAATTCCTCGATATCATAAATCATACGTTTTTTCAAATCAAACTTTCTTATCCGTGCGTCCTCTTTTAGATTGTCACGCACAGCAACAGGTATCTCCGGTATCGAGTCGATGAAACCCTCCAGTTCCTTTCTATCAATGGCGGGAACACCCAGATCCTCACGGCTGGCCGTATAGATATCAACCTTTTTCTGGTTTAGAAGCTCTTCCGGTATCTCCGCCTGTTCCTTCCTGAAGCATCCGCGGTATTCACCGGCAAGTTTCAACAAAGCCCTTGCCTCTTTGATCTTGCCGGCCAGAAAAGCGGCGTTCGCCCACTTCTCGGCACGCTCGGCATACAGGGCAGCAAACGCCTCCGGACGGATGTTGTCCTGGGTATAGAAAAAATTGATGCTGTCATTATACACCTGTCGGGCCATCCAGTCGGACAGGCTGTACGGTTCCGATTTCAACAGCCTGATTATTCCCGCCTTTGTCACCATCCTGCCGTTAGTAAAACGCATCCTGGCACGCAGACCACGTACCATCTCCATTAGAGAGAAATACTCCCTCTCTTCCGGACGCAACGAATCCAACGTCCCGGTGGAAAGAATGCACTGGATCTGGTTCAGATCAACCTTTTCAAAGTCCACTCTTGAAGGTCTGACCGGCAATTCACTCATATTCATCCATATCTTTTAACAAATTCTCAAAAAGACGGCGTTCCTGGATCTCTGCCAGCAACTTGACGGCATCGATATTCCCGTCCTCGGCTGCTTCGTGCAGCTTTATCTCGGGAGCGGCCCGTGAGACAAGCACGCCTTCACGGATCAGCCCTCGAATGGTGGTTCCAGGAATACCGGCATCATAAACAAAAAGAAAACATTCAGAAGCGTCAAGGCCAAGATAGGTGGCAATATCCTCCGGCGCATAACCTAAAGAGGCCATGCGGCGAACATCATTTTTTTGCTCTCCAGTTAGAGCCAGGCTGTCAGGGGGAATATCATTCATAAGATAATTTGTTCAAACATTCTTCTAGGTACGCCAACTCGCATTTTTTTGCAGACAGTAAATGGGCAAACTCGCCACGGTCACAAGGGTGGGAGAAACGCTCCATTTTCAGGAGTAGCCCATTGATCCCGTCCTCCAGCGTCCCCTTCCGAAATATCAGTTTTTTTTTCTGTTTTCCAGTTCCTTCTCGGCGGCCGATTTCATAGATTCCCATTTATCCACTGCCGCCAATGCCTTCGCACGTTCCTCCTCACCTTCAACGGTTTCAAGCTTCTTCTTCCATTTGGACACGTTGCTGGCCGCATTCTTACGGATATTCATCACCTCAAGATCACTTTTGTTGGAAAGCTCGTCAGAAGCTAGATAGACGGCAATACGGGGATGTTTCCCGAGCAGCACATGATTGTCACGGTAATATTCCAACTCCTCCCAGATACTCCGGTCCTCCAGGTAATTCTCCACAGTTGTTTTGGCTATGGCAAACGCCTGTTCCAGCTCAACGTCATCCGGCAGTTCCCCCAGTTCCCTGAAAGTTTTTAGATAAAGGTCATAGGCCGTGAACATATCGGCAACCAGTATTTTCAGTACATCCGGACAATCCGGAGAGTTGAGGAAGGGGAAACGGTCACGGAAACGGATCACATTTTCCACAACCGGGGTGACAGGAACATTCACTGCGGTTTTCTCAGCCTTGATCTCTTCCACCACTATAGAAGCTGAAGATATGTGGGGAGAGTCCACTGCCTTCCGTTGCATTGTCCTGAAAGCCGTTTCCGAAATTCCGGCAAGCTTGCGCAGTTCCTCCATCAAGGTGGCACGAAGCAGGTCTGTTTCGGCATTCCGCCGGAAAGAGGCTTTCAGCATCAGATTAAGCCCGTACTCCTCGTACAAAGCAATCCCCTCACGATACGGACGGGGACCGCTCAGATAAGCAATAATTTTTTCTTTCATACGATAAAATTTACAATGTACCATACAAAGAAAAAGCCCGGCAATTGCCGGGCAAAAGACAGGTCGAATAAAAACAGCTTTCAATAAGAAAGTCTGAGTGAACCTATTTTTTGAGAAATGTCTTGCAGCGCATGATTGAATCTGTCCAACTCCTCTTTCAGTTCCCCATGGATGTGGTGAACACTGTTAATACTATATTGCCGCATCTGATCAAAACTGCGCCACCTCGTAATACTTGAAGAAATAATACAATGCCACCTTATGCCATTTGGTCAGGTCCTTGTCTCCGGAAAGTATGGACGATACCGTACATTTGTCAATCCCGGTATAATTACTCAGGTGCTTGGCCTTCAGCCCTAATTTTTCCATACGTTTCCTGACCCATTCGACAGTAATGCCGTCAATATCCTTGCGGTCAAAATTAACAGCGGAAACTGTCAGTTTCCAGTCTTCCGGAATCTCACCTTTAAACATTTCCCGGACACGTTCGTGAAGTTCCTTTTTGGAAAGGAACTGTCCATTCACCAGATCCTTCTGCTCCGCACGGACAATCAGACGGCCTTCGGAGAAGGAAACAATTTCAATTACAATATGCGCCATACGTGCATACTGTCTGGCAAACTCATCAAGTCTCTTTTTAACCTCTGGAGAAAGAGGAAGTAAATCCAAATTTTTCATACTGCATCAATTTACGATTGATTATCGGAATATTTGTTTTTAATCTGTAAAAGGAAGGGCCGAAGCCCTTCCCGTCACAATTTGACAAGTCTTAAATGCGTCAGGTCGAAAATCGCGATCTGTCTGTTTTCACGTCCGAAGCGCTTGGCTGCTTCCAGATCTGTGAAAATCCGGATGCTGTCGAAATAAAACTGTCCGTTTTCTTCATTCAGCCATCCGCCGACTTTCCTTTCGTGCTCTAAAGCATGGTTAAGAACTCTTCTCAGACCATCTTCCCCGAAACTGTCCTGAGTTTCAAGATAAGCGACTGAGATGCCTTTTGTGACCTTTTTTAAGGTTGTAAGGTCAACCGTGAACCCTTCCGGGTTCTGTCTTGCTATCTCCTGGATAGCCTTGAACAATTGTTCCATAATTAAAAGAACTTATGCGGACGTCACCCGCGTTTGTTATGACACTGCAAATATACGAAAAAGTTTGTTACTAGCAAACTTTTTCGTGTATTTGAATAATAAAAAAAAGCGGAACCGAAGCCCCGCTTTCCTGAAATAATGAAACCTCACTAAAATAAGAATATGACTTATGCCTGATAACGGCTCTGCTCAATCCATGTACATGTACCGGAACCGGATTCAAAAGCCTGAAGGGTTATCTGGCTGCCCGGACTAGCGGTGAAGGTTTCTCCGCCACGCAGCAGGAACTGGCCGCCGTGAGCAATTGTCGGAGCCACGCCTGACGCTACACCCAGCAGGGTCATCACTGCACCATGCCGTCCGCCGGTCACTTTATTTATTTCCGCTTCACCACCCTGAAGCTGATATTGCCCTTCCGCCGTAAACGGGATGGTAGTGGCAGACGCGCTCACACTCGCCACCGGTTCTTCCGAAGGAACAGTACCCTTATAAATGGCGATGTCATCCCCTTTACTGATCTGGGTAAAAGTGAATTCAGAGGAGTTGGCATCCTTGTTACCGGTATAATTGACTCCCATCTGCATGGGATTGCAGGGAGAACCGAACAAATCCTTGTCCTGACCGTCACAGTAGCTCATTATCACGATACATTTCCGACCGAGCCAGTTGGTCTTGAACTCACGGACCGCCTGCTTGTTTCCCGGATGGTTCCCCTTGACCGTAGGGGTGAAACCAAGTGCGTCAGGATCTCCGTCTGTATTGCTTGTAACCTCCACGGTACCGGGAGTGAAATAGATGTCAGTAGAATAACATCCAGGCTTCAATTGTATGTTCTCGGTCATCAACACACCGGCCGAGTCACGTGCCGGGAACACCAGAATATCATCCACATCAATGATACTCATCATGTCGCGCGGGTTGATCCCTTTACCCGGATTACCTTCCGGGCGCTTCACTGCTCTTTTAACGTATGCCATAATTATAACAATTTAAAATGAATAACAGGGGCGGATTACTCCGCCCGTAAATTTAACCACGTGCCACCTCATAGAATTTGCCACCTGCATAAGTCAGCATGATAAATTTGCCGGCGCTGAGCGTCATGGCATCAGTCAGGACAAAATTACCACTATTAGCGATAGTGGACGCATTCGTATTCCCGGCCCCGTGAATGGTATACACCTCACCTTCCACTGCATCTGTGAAATTCGTGATGGCCGTCGCTTTGGTATTGGTTCCCGTTACGAACACCGTGGCACCCGCCAAGGATGGAGTGGTTGCATCGTTGGCGAACTGTAATGCACCGGAAGCTGCCGTATCACGTCCGATTTCGATGAATTTCCCGTCAGAACGTTTCATCAGACGTATGGTGTCCCCTTTCTTCGGTATCCAGTCGGCACTGATCAAGCTGAACTTATCGGATTTGGTGATCTTTACCCCCTTGTCCTCGCTGCCACACTTGATGGTGACAATTTTACCTACTTCGGCGTTCTCAATATCCGTAATGGTGAACAGGCTGGTGTTGGCCACGGTCTGTACACTGGTATGCAGGGCTACGTTCGGGTTTTTGTCCTTCTCCCCGTCAATGAAGGAAGATGCAGGCCGGTCATACTCGTTACAGAAGATCATCTGGCGGCTGCCGTCCATATCCTCTTTTTTCGTATATTTGATGTAGTCTGAAGGTATTTAATTGACTACAAATAGATTAAAAGAAACTCGCATGAGAATAGGCAACGGATAAGAAATTGGTAAAGTGCTTTGATACACTATATTTCTCATGCTGTCAAACAACTCTTATTTGTTTGCAAATATAATATTATTGCAGGTAAAAATCAAAAATAACGAGGTTTATTTTCATTTTTACCTGCTGATATTTGTTCCGGATTGTCGGATGCGATATATTTGTAATTAGGATTCGTACCGTGTTCCAAGCGGTTCATAAGTAACGACTTGCGGAGCTTTGGCAACAAGGGGATGCGGCTCCGTTTTATAGAAATGACTAGAAGTAATCCATCCGGGGAACAAAAGGGTGCAAAAGGAACAGCGCAGGAATAAAATGTTTCAATCCTTCCCCCCAACCCATCGAGTTCAATAGATTACCTATCACGGCCACTCCCAATAAGGTCGCTATATGCAATGGATAGATACGGGCGATTCGTGCCACCCAAAACTGGCGTTTCGACACTTTCCGCTCCACCAGCTTCTGCTGATAATTATAAGCGATAATAAAACCACTCAATATAAAGAAGAAACTCACGCCTACAAAACCCTCTTTATAGAAATGAGTTGAAAAGGTGGAATCAACGACATAACAATGCGCCCCGAAAACCATCAGCGCAAAAAAGAGCCGTAAGGAAGTTAATGTATTAATCATAGTAGCATTCTTTTCTCAATTGAATGTAAAGGTACATTTCTTTTCCGAACTATTTATTCACATAGAACGGAAAAACAGATTGGACCGCATTATTCACCAATAAATAAAAATATCATCCAATAACCTTATATCACGAACGGGCTTATATCACGCAACAAAATCATATCTTTCACAGAAGCGACGTATTGTTTTTCTGACTCGACAGTGGGCAAGTTGTACAATTCGGACAAACCGCCTTTCTGTAAATAGGTCAAATAAGAAGCCCGGCCGGCAAGTTGCTGCATCAACTGTAAATATTCAGCATAACTATAGGGCAATATATGAAATTCCACATAACGTCCCCACAAAATTGCCAATCTTGTCGGTATAAGCTTTCCGTTCCAGTCCCAATTGATACGTATTTCCGCCCCAAAGGTTATACTTTTCTAAAGCTTTCCATTTATCGTCCATGCTCGAATCTTTTCCCACAAAGATAGTTTTTTTCGATTATACTCGGAAAAACATATCTATCTCAAACTGAATTAAAGAAAACGAATACAATCCGGCAGTATGTAAAAT